TGATAACATTGATTTCCTTATTGCGGGGGAAGCCGGAAGTTACGGGGCTTGCAGACAGGTTGCGAGCGGATCGCTTTATGCTGAAAACAAAGTTGTTAGACTGCACGACGAAAAGATTGATTGCGCTAAAGACTTCCGAGCCGAGCATCAAAAACCTTTGCTCATTGCTTACAACTACGTGCATGAGAAAGATCGTCTTTTAAAAGCGTTCGACGGCGAATCCGGTTGGATTGGCGGCGGTGTTTCCGCAAAAAAGTCAAAAGAACGCGTCGAGCGTTGGTTGTCTGGTGAAGTTCCGATCTTATTGGCGCAAGCGTCGTCAATCTCGCACGGGCTAAACCTCCAATACGGAAAGTGCCGTCACATCCTATGGTATTCACTCACCGATAACTTGGAGGTTTATATACAGTTCAACCGACGTATTCGACGTCAAGGCGTTGACTCAACCGTGTTCGTGCACCACATCATCGCGCGCAACACGATCGACGAAATGCTTTTAAAAATGGTTTCGCGAAAGGACAAAGTGCAACAAAAACTTTTGGACGCTTTGCTAAAATACCGGGAGGAAAAGACATGTCAAAAAATATAGTAGTCGAAGGTTTGGACGGGACAGGAAAATCAACGCTCGCATCAGCACTACACCAAAACAACCCCAGCGCTTTAAAATTCGTTTCTGAAGGGCCAGCAACCCCGAATGAATTTTGGCGAAGAAACGCCATTCTTCGAGAACTTTGCGAATCGAAAAGCGACGTGATTTGTGATCGTCACCCCGCGATAAGCGAGCATGTCTACGGTGATATTTGCCGAAATACTGGGCCTTTAATAAGGAGCCATCTTGTAATTGCGCTCCTAGAAGAGCACTCGATTGATCGAATCGTCTATTGTAGGTCACGACTAAGCACGCTCAAGATCGAAGCAAGGGACGACGATTCAGATCGAGAAATGACCGAACTAGTCAAAAAGAATTTGATGTTTCTCCACTTTAGGTACGAAGCATTAATGGCATTACTCAAAGAGAGATTCGAAGTGATGGAAATCGACGCACTGCATACCGACCCAAACAAAAACGCAAAATTAACCACCCATAGCCTTTATCACAGCAACGACTAGACCCGAAATCGCAATGATAATCCCAGTAACCATCGCACCGATCGCTTTCCAATTGATCTCCTGTGGTTTAAGCGGGGGGATTGATTTCTTTTTGTGATAAACGTTTATATGTCCTAACAGGGTATCCGAGACCTTATTCGACAATTCGTCTTTACTTGGTACGAATTCGAGATGAGCGTTATTTTTGATCACTTCATCGCGCAGTTCCGAAACTACCGACCCAACCTGGCCTATGCTTTTTTCAATGCTCGATAGACGAACTTTGACCGAATCCTTTAGATTTTTGATCTCTGATTCAATCTCAACATGAGCCGCAAAATGGTCGCTTGAGTCTTTGAGATTTCGTCTTACGGCGGCGTGCGATCCGCTCATAGTGCTTTACCCTCCACTCCTCCCGAATTTTTCGTTCAAGTTTTTGATCGACGCTTTAAGTATTTTTTCAACGTTCTTTTCCGCTTCGGGATCGCCGACAGCTTTGAGTTTCCGGAGCTCTTCACTTGCCTTTTGTTTTATGCGCTCCAAAGTAAGGTTGTACTGGTCGTCCTTGTCGGCCTCACTTAATGTGCCGATGGGATCAGAACGATATTGCTCGACGATTTGTTCCTGATCCCCGCTGCTTAAGTCCTCAAAAAAAGCGCTGTCTTGAGGCAAGCTGAAACCGAGCTTACGTATTTTCGTTTTGACCCAACGATCTTTTTCTTTGTGCCAAAAAAATTTTCCTCGATCGTCGCGTAGCAATGAGCCGTCGCGGAGCAAAACGAATCCAGGCGCAACACTGACCGCCTTAAGACGGTGGAACTCTTGTTCTGTAATCATGTACTCGCCTGGTTTGGGGTGGCAGTACTGCGTATTTTCGCGCACGTATCCGAGATATTTTAAAGCCGACGTTCGAAGCATTTCTTGGAGCTTTTGCCGATCTTTGATCTGCTGGTGTCGGTCTTTCGACGTGCGGATCGTCTCGGCAAGGTCTTCGATCGTCTTCGCCTGCGGCTGTTCGGCTAACCACTTTTTCGCTTTAGCTTTTGTAGCTCCGGGATCAATCACGGGCCTATCAAACCCTTTAACAACTTCATAGCCGTCAATGTCGACAGTGATAACGGTTCGCATACTAGTACCGGATCGACCAGCGGAAGTTGCTGTTTACGGGCCTAGTTTCGTTAGGTGCGGGCGCCAACGAAACCAAAGTTTCGGCCCAAAGAGAGCCGAGGTCGACCGCCGACGTTAGGTGATTGTTGTAGATTTGGATAGGTGAGCCGACACCTGGATTTGTTTGGCAAACCCAATGTAGGGTAGTACCTGCGCTAGTAAAAGCCGGGGCAAACAAAACCTGCTCGTTTAGGTAATGGTTGTGTTGATTAACCATTTCGGTTTGGCTATCACCAAGATACCTTGACGCCCCGGCAGGGTCATTGACGGCGCCTGCGTCTTCACCACGGACGAACATACCGCGCAAATCCGGGAGTACAAAATATGTCCCCGAAGTGCTAGGGGTTGTCCCGCCTGCGTCGGAGGTTTTGACGAACGCACCTCCCGCAGTATGTGCCGCGGTGTTGTTGGGATCACCAACGTAAGTTGCCGTCACTAGATCGTCGTAAGTACCTCCCGAAAGGCTGAGGACTTGCCCGGTGCACTGCACAGCGCGGACACCGTCGGCGGTTGGATCGCCCGTACCTCCCCACAAAAAAATCTCGCCAGGGTGTCCAGCGATCCGTTGGATTGCTAGTAACCTTTGTGAAGCTGTCGACGACTCTGCAACACCGTCCGGGGTGAGTCCTGCGGCGTCCATTAGGGCCTGATTCGCCCCCCATATATCGTTGACTACGTCCGCAATATACGGCGTTCCGTCAACCGCACCACCACCGCTTGCGTCGACGCCAATCACTGAGGGGAACGAGCCGCTTGTGTTTGCAATAGTTCCATAATCGATCATTTGATTTTGCTCCTATACGAAATTCACAACCGCCGCGCACCAAGTGCCGAGCGGTTTATGTCTCAAAATGGTTCGGATAAAAACTTCTCGCTGTTCGTTCGGTATTTTCAGCACACTGATTCGATCCGATTCGGGACTAACAAAATCAATGTCGTCGAGATTGACGTAACCCGTTTCTGCAAATTTTGCGTAAAACCGAAGGTCGTTGATCCCGTTCGGCGCGGCGACATCAAACGCCTGCTCGCTCGTGCCTTTCTCACCGACGAACAATGCGCGCCAATCGCCGCCTGCCGTCTCCTGGTAGAGTATCGTCGGGACGCTTGCCCAATCCGCGGTAAGACCTTCTACATCACCCCACATATAACCATCACCGGAAGTTTCTGCCGTGGTTGCGGTAAAGGATTGTGTCGCATAGCAACCATTCAACATCGCTAACATTGCAGCGTCGTAATACGCTTCGATCTCTGCTTGCAAAAGTCGTCCACCATAAAGTCTTATGTCGGTCATGACACCGTCAAAACCCTGAAATTCGACGGTGTCGTACTTAGCGCCAAAATATAAATTTTCCGAAGTTTGCGCTAAATTTTTCGAAGCGACTGTGCGCGAATCGATCAAAACCTTATCGACCCACAATTCCATTTTGAGATCTGCGCCATCATCAAAACAGATAGCATCAATATGACTTAAACGCCCCGCCTCAACTGGCGCAGTCAAGCCATATTGCGAATTGTCCGAAGCAGTGACGGTCCAGTAAAGCACCCCGCCGTTATACGTCAACCAACGTTGGTTGTTTACGAGTGCGTCACCATAGCAAACAACACCTTGCTCTGATGTCACACCGATTGAAGGCTTGATCCAAAACGAAACAGTTGTGGCGCTAGTGTTGAAAGCGGTATCATCACCCACGTCGACATAGGTAGTGACGGACGTATCAAACAAAAGCCCTTTGCCAACTTCGGTCCAAGTCTCGGCAACTCCGCTGTACGGCGTTGCGCCCGTTGCGTTGCCGTAAAAGTCGACGATATACGGCGACCCGATCAAGCTACCAAAACGAGATACAATTGACGTGGGCCTTGTTTCGATCCCCCGCGAAACGATTTCGGCTAACCATGCCGTATCGACCGCTTTGTCGAACACCCGAAAATCAGTAACGCTCCCTTTGTAGTAAACGGTGTTTGATCCGATTGCGGCGCGTGCAATCCGTCCAAGGCCGGAGGCTGCGGGGGTACCGCCTTGTGAACCCGTACCCACTAACGTACTACCGCCGTAAAGATTAACCGTTGCGCCGTCCCAAGTGCATGTAGCAAGCGACTCACCGCTAATAGGCGTAGTTGCTATGGCATCCAGCACGTAGGCGCCCACAGGCGCACTGTTAACCCTTGCAGCCAGCAGAGCACCATCGGTTAGGGTATCGGGCACAAGGCCGAACAGGACCTCCTGTGCTGTACTGTGAGCAAAGATCGGTGAAGGTGCGTTGTATCCGCATTGGTGCACACGTACGTTATTGATCAATCCGTTTGGTTGCGCAGTGTCGCTCTGTCTTGCACCAATCCTCATTTCTTTGATGTCATCAGCAGGATCAACCGTTATGTCGTTACCGCCGATTGTGTTATCAGTAGCGAGTACTAGGTCATCAGTACGCCAACCCATACTATAACCGTGAGTGTCATTGTCTCGTACGTCATCGCTATCAGTAACAGTGCCAGCGTTGCCACCGGACGCGGCTGTCTCGGCTTTTGGGTTTTGCCCATAAACGAAAAGCTCCATCCTATCAGCAGCGCGTCCGGCACTATCACAGATCGAAAACAGATAGCTTGAGTCGGTACCACCTACGGTTTCATCAGGCAACAAAGCCCGAAGCGAAACGTTACCCTGTGCCCGATCTTCACCGCCGACATTATCTTCGGCTTTGTACTCCAACCCGTCTTTGTTACGGGTAAAACTGGCCGTTGTGGTTTTGATATACGAAGTCGGCCCACCAAATGAGAGCTCTTCGGACATCGCACCCCACAGGTAGATCTCGATAGTCGACCCATCGCCAGTGTAATTTGTCGAGCCGTCACTTGGTGCAGAGTAGATCAGTACCGTCTCACTCGTTGCGTGACTAGTGACTTTGATCCAACACCGGTAAATCCCATTACCCCAATCTTCGATCCCGTAATCCAACGGTGTGTTCGAGACTGTGCCCACAACACCATTATCGAGGTCAAACCAAACGCTTGGATCAGTTGAGGCGGTAGAAGCTCTTAGCCTCATCCAGTCCTTGCCACCTTTTTTCGCAAAAACGGAATGATACGTTGATACCGCTCCCCCTGTTGTATACGTTTGGGTGATTGCATGACCTGCGCCGATGGCGTCTGCAATCAAACCATCCATTGTGGTTTCTTGATCAGGTGCAACAGCCTGATCGGTTGAGATAGTAGCAAAAGCCGGTGTCCAAGTAGTCGAAAAATCCTCCGATTGTAGCAGTAGATTTGTGCTTGCTACCTCGGACAAGTAGCCGATGAATGTGTCTGAGTCTTTGTCCGGTCTGCTACAAACTCGCGGCCAATAGTCGGTCATCGGGAGTAACTTGCGCTCGCCGCCTTCGTACTTGTCCAGGTATGCGGTAGTGGCACGGCTATAGCTCGTGGGCGTTGCGTCATCTTCGGCAACCGTTGGGTAAACACCAGCGTATTTAGCAAACCGCTCTTTAGCTACTGCTGCCCACTGAGTGGCGTTTGTGGCACCCCCGGCAAACCAACTTGCGCGTTTTGCGATTTGTAAAAAATCGTATGCACCGTTGTATCTAATGCTACTTGTACCACTAGCGCCAACAGTAAAGACTGTCGACCCCGAATCGAGCGAGCCGCTCACCGTTGATATGTTGCTGGAACCTGCGAGCAAACCGTTTATGTAGACGTGACAGCCATTGGTGCTCGCTTCATCCCTATCAGCGAACAACATAACGTGTGCCCATTTGTCTTGTGGGTTTGTCAATGGTACCGTCACGGTTACGTTGACCACGCTGTCGCGAATATAAAATACTAGATTACCTAAACTGAGTTGGGCACTGTATCCCGGTTGTGAAATTCGCTTGCCAAAGATCTCGCCAGTGCCCGCGTCGGGATTGTGCGCGGAAACTACAAACTCAAAAATAAAATCCTCAGTTGTGATAGCTCCGTTTGTGTTGTTTCCGCTTTGGTAGTATTTACCAGATCGCAAACGCACGGAGGTATCGCCAATACCAGGTGATGGCCAATCCGGGTCGGCGTCCGTCCCCGTGCTAGCAATCGCTAAATCATCGCCAGCGCTCGCGGTCCAGTCCGATGTAGTAGCATCGTTACCTTCGTACCGAAGCATAGCGGATTGATCTATGCTGTTAACCGTATAGCTATCGTCTAACAGGCTATGGCCGCTTTCGGTCAAAGGTAGCCTAAACCAGTCACCCCCATCAAACGGATCGCCTGCATCCACCCAAGCGGAGATTGAGCCCTCATTTGCTGCTGGTACGTCAACACTGTTAACGTATTGGTTGGTACCGTTAAAGGTCAGCGTGTCTCGGTCTGCGCTTACTGTAGGTGAATTTATCGTCGATGCTGTCGACTGATTGACGCTTCGGTCTCTAACCTCATCGTTCATCAGCACACTAACGACGAGATCTTCAAATGGGTCATTAACACCCACGTCTTGTAACGTATAGTTCGGAGTTGTGGAGGCGGCGATTTTGAGTGACTGCGTGCCAGTCTTAAAAACCGTTGCGTCTTTTGTCAGCGTTGCATTGTTGCCAGCAGTCCAGCTCGCAACTCCGGTTTCTTCCATATCCGCGTCATCAAATTCAATCGAGCCGTACAGCAAACCTCCTTTGGCACCGCCGACGAAAAAGATAAGGTGCCATAGATCAGAGGTCGGAGGAACCGCATAACCACCCGCGTACAAAATTGTCTCAGTTAAAAAATAACCACAAACGGCGGTCGAGTTGCCAGCGAAAGAGGCATCCCCGCCGCATTGCGCTAGATAGTTAGGGGTCGACCCGATCGACAAGTCACCGTTGACGATCAGAAAACCGCCCGAACCATCGTTCCACCCACAAAACGCGGCGTCGTTTCCTGCGATAGCGGAAGACCCGCCGCAAACGCAAGCGTAGTCACCCTCTAAATAGATACTAGGGTCGATCGCTGGGTCGTTTTGGTAAACATAAGCGTCACTGAAACCGGCCCGCCGTAGCTGCGATTGAAGAAATTCCGGCGTCCCATCGCCTTTGGCAGCGAAAGCAACCGCCTCGAGTGCGTCACGACGTTCCGCGCTATCCAATGCTTCGTTAACAACGATCCCGTACTCTTTTTCTAAGTCGGTAAGAATCGCCGTTGTTTGCGGATCGCGTGTTTTGGCCAAATCGCCAAGATACGAAAACAGCGTCGAAACGCTTGCGCCTAGACCGTCAATAAACTTTTCGTAATCACTGGATTCTTTCGGTATCCAGATCGCGCCGCGGGGGAAGAGAGCTCTGATGAAATTTGAAAAACTAGACATACGTGACCGCCTGTACTTTCAAAATTTCGCCTTGCCCCAATTCGTATGAGTCGAGGTAAGAGCCAATTGAAGTCCCAAACGCGACCCCAGTTGCGAAACCGCCAACCGAAGCAAGCACCCCTTGAACAACCTGTGAAATACTAAGATCCGTAACCACGTTATTTTTCGATATTTCGGGATCAACGCCGTCGACGAAAGGCACCAATGTTGCGAAATATTCGTCGAGCGCGGTTTCGATCAGGCCTGTCACCGTCGACGGATTACCACTCCCGTAGTCAATGTTCCGCACCTCAAGATACATACCAGTCAGTGTCACCGACAAAACATACAACGTTGATTCTGTGAACCCCAAAGGGGGCCTGCTCAAACCGGTGTCCGGGTCGGTCAAGATTGCCGACTCTGCCGCGTCGAGAACAGTCTGATCTGCAACCCCTTCAGTGCCTAACGAAGCGTCGGCTTGAATGAATACGGATCTATCACCAGGGTATGAAGTAACACCCAACGATCCGTCAACAGGTTTGCCCGAATACGGATAAGCGGCTGCAACGCCTTCGGCTTCTTCTGCCCAGGTCCGGTAATCGACGCCGTTTCCTCCACCGCCGACGGTTCGGATTTCGTTTAAAACGCGGCGCCGATACGCCTCATCGGTCTCGCGATCTAGGCCTTCTGTCGCGTTCGCTGAATCAATAGTGACCACCACCGTCGAATCCAAACCCGCGACCGGCGAACCGATAATAAGCTCATCACCAAAATTTAAATTTCCTGCGACCCCGACATCTTGAGCTTGTACGTCAAAGGTAACAACCCCAGCCCCGCTAACCGTAGCCGTCGTTGTGGAGTTATAGCGGACGTTGTTCGAAGCACCCACCCAGTCGATCGCTGGTGTGACTTGGGTCCCTGGTGTATTCCCCGACGCCGAAATCACGGTAAGGATTGCAGCGACTCCCGCCTTTCGATCGACCCCGTAATTCGATCCTATCAAATCCAGATCGGTACCTGTTGCGGTGAGTGCGAGCGTTTGTAGGGATCGTTCAACTCCATACTTATACAACGTCGTAAATTGAGCGCCCAAAACGCCAGCGAGGACACGTAAAAAAGCTTTTGGGGCGAGCGGAGTTGTTTGGCCGATTTCACTTTCGAAGTTCGCCAAGACTTGCGCGATAACTTCGCTTGTTTTCGGGATCGTCAATGGCATTTCACACCCTCAAATTTGCTGGGTCGATTGTTTGGTTGATCCAATTTATCCCGTTTTTTTCTAAGACAAGTGCCTGAATATCTTTTCCAGGCGGTCGAATGATGACGATAGTTTCAATCTTCTTCGCTTCGGGGTTTCGAACGATAGCTTGCACCTCGGAAGCCAAACTGCTCTTGACTATCCAATCCAGGTCGGCAAGTGCCGCTTTTCGAATCGCGTTCACCGAATCGATCGAAAGTGGCTTCCTGGTTTCGGCCAAAAAACGCGACCCGACCCGCTCGTCAGGATCGTCAAAAAACGCATTCCCAAACCAACCGGGTTCGGACAAAAGCGAAATCAACGCGGCGTTCTCTAACCCGGCGTCCATTACAGGCTGACCACCCTCAAAGGTCAAGTCCGCGCCGTTTTCGTCAAGAGTCAATTTCGGATCGACTTCAAATCTATCTGTCATCATCCACCCTATGGTCTGGTCGGTAACGGCTCGCCGTCTGCACGAACCGTTACTTCCGAAACTTCGAAAGAATTTGTGTCTGGTGAAATCGTCGTTTCGGGCGGTGTGAAAATGATCGCTGTATTTCCGAGGCCTGTAGTCACGCCGCTATGGACATGGCTGTTGAAATTTGCAACCAACGAATTGAACGCCGAGACAATTTCGTCCAAAACGATTTTCAAGTCACTGAACCGAACCGCCGTATCGTTAAGGCCATTGAGGTTTAAAGTCCCGTCCGAGTTGAATTTGACAAACGTCGATTTGTCCCCGCTCGAATCGATCGCGTACAACTCGCGTTCGCCCGGATCGACTTCCGGTTCGAAACCGTCATCGCATGCAACTGCGACTTTGTACGCATCGCCTAAATCCAAGACGATGACCCTTGAGTCATTCGGTGGGTTGTAATCCTCGCCGGATTGGCGGAACAATTCGATCGACTGGACGTCATCGGGATCAGTGATCTCGACCTCTAACAATAGCACGTTTTTGTTACCGTCTTTGTTTGTCGTAATGGACCTATTTACAACTCTACCCAACATCATTCAAACCATGGTTCCGTGATTTCGCCGCCTGTATAAACTTGCGGCGGGACTAGCTCAAGTTTAGCCGTTGTTCCCGCCGAACCGTAAACATATTCAACCGACCGTATTAAAAAATTGAATCCGTCCGGGACGAACAACGACGGTGAAACGAGAGTTACAAGGGTGTTCTCCCGCCACAACTCGCCGTTCGGCGCGTACCAACTTGTCACCGGTACCGGGATAGACAGAGCATCGGCGAGCTTCTTTGAGCGCTTCCAATCCGCCGCTTGTTGGATGTTTCCCTCCGTCGTATCCGAAGCTGTAAACGTAAAGAAACGGCTTTCAGGGACACGCTCGTCCTTCGACACGGCATTCACAGCGTTCTTCTTCGGCGTTTGGGAAATCGCTCGATACGCGTTAAACCGTTGGCGACCGTCAAACCGCGCGGTCAACTCGGCGGTTGGGGTCTCACCCTCCGTCAAAGTTCCGACTGGTTCGCCGTCCGTATTCGCTCTTGTGAAGAGAAGATTACCTTCGGCGTCACTCGTCATCAGTGCACCGCGTTGACTGGCGAGTTTTCCGAGATGACTATGGATAGTCTCCGTTGCGTTGGCAGTGACCCGCTTAAAAGGTTCGTCGGACTCGAGCTCGAAACTAACGGGCAACCCGTACTTATCAACTAGCTTTTTGGCTCGCTTTTGGAGCGTAACATTTTTCTCCTCGTACGGCGGTTTGATCGTGCTGTCGACTAAGTCGGCAGTGAACGTCCAGCCTTCTAAATTTAGAACGTTACCGGACTCACTCACCGAAGGGATCACTGTGTAAAGCTTTCCGCGGATTGCTAGGTGCTGACCCAGATACACTTGCGCGGGGTTGTAAAGGTACGGTCTTAGTTTTGTGTTTTGAATTTCGTCGTCCAGGTCACGGGCAACGACCGCGGTCCAACCATCGGCAGCATTATCAACGCTTCGGAAAACACGAGCCGACTGAACCGCAATCTCCGAACCATCGACAATCAAAGTAAACGCATCATCGTCTTTATCTGTAACGGCAGGATCGAGTTCACGTCGGAGCTGCTCTAACTCCGGTTCGAGTCCCGGTATAATGATGACTTCACCGGGAAAAATTCTGTCGGGGTCGCCGCTTCTCAATCGTGACTGGTTCGCTCGCCAAATCCGCCGCCACTTCGTTCCGTCACCGTACGCTTGCGCGGCGATACCCGATAAAGTATCACCGGCTTCGACGGTGTACGTCCGACCCTGGACAGCTTTAGGCATAAACGACAACCTCCGTCCCCGCGGGGAGCATGAAAATTTGGATATCCTTTAGGCCGTTTGATTCGATGAACAAATCAATGTTTGCGTCGTCTTCACCCGGACCGCCATACTCTGTCACCGCAATTTCGATCGGCGCCCGCGGTCTTTCGAGCACGAACCGCCGTTCGACTTTCAAATCCGGGGCAAGCGCTAGCAGGTATTGAAGGCACAACGAAACGAGATTCAATGCGTTTGCATATGCTTCCGATTGTGAAAAATACTGCAAGTCAATTGCAAAACCTTCGTACTTTTCTTGCACGTCGTCGAGCCCGTTTGTCAAAAGATCAAAAGTATCCAAAACGCTTTGCGCCAAATCGATCGCTTGTGCTTTTGTACTAATGTTAGCAAAGCTAACTACTTTACCAATCGAACCAAGTGCAGATAACAAGGATAGTTCTATCGTCGCAGTGTTGTTTTTTTGCAATCCCGAATTCGTCGTTGTTACCGTAGTAGGTAAAGCCGAAACCTGGCTAGTCACCAAATCAGTGTAAGCGGACATTTTATCTTGGGTATCACCAGAACCCAACGTCGGGAGCTGTGTTAGTTGCTGGGTCTGACCCGCCAACGAATCGAGAGTGATTGTGGTCTGTGTGATCGTGTCGTTGATTGCGCTTTGAATTCCGACGATCGCATTATCGAGCGCATCGATTGTGGTGAACAGTGGCGTGGTTGCGCGAGTAGTTAGGGTGTTAATCGCACGGCTCGTGTTTTCGATACCACGCACAAGCTCTTG